AATGAAAATGAAAATGAAAATGAAAATGAAAATGAAAATGAAAATGAAAATGAAAATGAAAATGAAAATGAAAATGATAATGATAATGATAATGAAAATGATAATGAAAATGATAATGAAAATGATAATGAAAATGAAAATAATACTGTAAATGATACTGAAAATGATACTGAAAATGATACTGAAAATGAAATTGATAATGAAAATGATACTGAAAATAAAAATGAAATAAATAGTGATAATGAAAATGAAATAAATAGTGAAAATGAAATAGATAATAATAATGAAAATAATAAAAGTGAAACAAGTTCTGATGATGAATTAAAAGATAATAATATTAGAAATATAGATACAGAAAATGAAATTGTAGATAATTCAAATAATAATGATATATATATAAAAAAATATTTATCAGATGATAATTCATATGATAGTTCAAATAGTTCAAAAAGTTCAAATAGTTCAAAAAATTCTGTAACTATTGTAAAAAAAACAATGTATTAAATGCGTTCTAGATAAAGCAATCTTTTATTATATAATATTAGAAAAATGTATTATTATATATCATTAGTTATAAGTATTATAATATTTATTATTATACAAATAAATGAATATAAAAATAGTAAAGTTAATAAAAAAAAATATACTTTTTTAAATTTAAATAATTTAGTTTTATTATTTTTTATTTATATTTTAAGTACAATAATTGTATTTTTAATTTATAATAATGAATCTAATATAACAAATAAAATAAAAAATAATAATACTATTAATGAAAAAAATATAGTAAATACTGATTTATTAAAAAAAATACCTGATACTATTTATACCGGTTTTACTCCATATATTGATGATGATATTATTCCAACTAATGAGTAAAAATCTTTTATTTTTATATATATTTATATTATAGCAACTTATAATAAATAAATGAAATTAGAATTAAAAAAGTTTGATCCTTCAAAAATTGCATCAGATTCTGTTGTAGTTTTTATAGGAAAAAGAAATACTGGTAAATCATATTGTATGAAAGATATATTATCATATCATCGTAGTCTTCCAATTGGAATAGTAGTTAGTCCGACAGAAAAAGCAAATGGTTATTTTGAAAAATTTATACCAAAGATGTTATTATATGATGAACCAGATGAAAAAATAATTAAAACATTTCTTGAAAGACAAATGAAAATTTCAGGTGAAAAAAAATTAGAAATTGCAAAAAATGGTAGAAGTCAAATTGATAATAGAGCATTTTTAATATTAGATGATTGTTTATATGATAAAAAATGGATTAATGATAAAAGTATTCGCTCTATTTTTATGAATGGTAGACATTATAAAATTTTCTTTTTAATTACTATGCAACATGCTATGGGTCTTCCACCTGTTTTAAGAAATAATTTAGATTATGTTTTTATATTTAGAAATAATATAACAAAAGAAAGACATAAAATATATGACCATTATGCTGGTATGTTTAATAATTTTGAAGTTTTTAATCAAGTTATGAATCAATGTACTGAAAATTATGAATGTTTAGTAATAGATTGTAAAACACAAAGTAATAAATTAGAAGATCAAGTTTTTTGGTATAAAGCTAAAGAAGCACATTTTAAAATGTGTAGTACTGAAATGTGGAATATGCAAAGTATTGAAGATAGTAGAAATTTAAATGGTAATGGTGTAGGAGATCATGATGATGAAGAAAATTTTGATGAAGGTGTATTCATTAAGAAAAAAAATAATCCAAAAATAAATGTTAAAAAAAGCAATCATTAAATTATCTACCTTCCCAATAATTACCATCTAATTTAATCATATCATTAGAATCTTTAGAATTTGTAAAATTAGTTAATTTTTGATAAATAGTAGTTTCAAGATAATTATTACTAACTTTATTAGTTAAATCTGTATAATCAAAATTTACGTGTGTTGTAAAATAATTAGTACCATCTGTAATATATTCACCTGCTGTTAGTAAAACTTTATTATTTTCATCTCCACCTAATAATGTATTTAATTCTAATTCTGTATAAGTTAAACTTTCACCTGCAGTAAATTTAGCTGATAAACTATCTTTAAGATTTAAATAAGTAGCTTCTGAATATGCTAATACTGTTGCTCCTGCTTCATTAGTAATATCAACTGGTACAGAGGTTGATTGAGACCAAGTTAGACCTAATCTTTCAGAAGAAGAATTCCAGGTATAATCTAATTTAGATTCAGCAGCTTCTCTAGTTCTATCTAAAGCTCTTTTAGTTTCTAATTGAACTTCATTAGTATTAGCGTTAGTTCTTCTAGTATTCCATAATAATTCTCTTTGTCTTATTTGTTCTCTTCTAGCTTCTTTTGTTAATATAGGTGTAAAGGTAATTCCATCGCTAACTTTATTAAGATTTGTATAATCAGCATCAGCATTTACTGAATTCATATAATTATTTACATAATCATCTTTATTAACATATAAATAATGAGTAGTAGAACTATCTTCTTCTGAAAATAATTGTACATAACCACCTTCACTTTCTATCATTTTATCTCTTTTTTCAATACCTTCTTTAGTTAATGTTCTAGTTGAAGAAAATAATACAGATTTATCAGCTAAATAATCTGTATATTTAATATATGTTGTATCACCAACAGTACCACTATCATGATCTTTTATTCTTTGATTATTGTTATCTGTTTCTTCATATATATTTATTTGTCTTTTTTGTTCACATTTAGCTTCATTTGTAAGTATGGCTATAAAAGTACGACCACCATCAGTTTTATTTAAAGCAGATATAGTTATTGAACCATCATTTACTTTATTATCAATATATTCTTGTCTATTAACATAGTAATAATGATTATTAACTTCATTACCATTACTATCTAATTCAATTAATTGAACATAACCGCCATCTTTTTCAATTTTTAAAGCAACTTGTTCATTTCCTGATTTTGTTAATTTAACAGTATTTGATAGAGAAACAGTAGCTTTATTATCAAAGTATTGTTGATAAGTATAATATGAAACACCATCTACACTACCAATATTAGTTGTGTCTCCATTACCATCACCACCATCATCTTTTATTCTTTGATTATTGTTATTTGTTTCTATTATACCATTTTTAACTCTTATTTGTTCTCTTTTAGCTTCATTTGTTAATACTGCTGTAAAAACACGACCACCAACATCTTCATTAGCACCTATAAAATCACCATCTGCATCTTTATTTAGTAAATATTCATCTTTTGTAAAATATTTATAATGAGTATTAACATCATCTATAAAAAATTGAACATAACCACCGTCTCTATCTATTCTTCTAGCTTTTTCTCTTTCTGCTTCAATTGTTAATTTATCAGTATCTGATAAAGTAAGAGTATCTTTATTAGTTAAAAAATCTGCATATGTATAGTAAGTTACTTTAGTAAAAATATTATTAACAAGTTCTACAATTTCACCACCTTCTGATTCTTTTCTTTTATTAAATTCTCTTTTAGCATGTTTAGTAGGTATATTAGTTGTAGTATCAAGACGAGTTGGTTCATTAAGAATATCTGTTAATGAATGATATGTAAAACCATCAACTGTTGTAGGAAGTGCTTTAAAAACTAGCCATCCTGGCCCTTCATCATTCATTCTTTGAATATAACTTTTACCTATATTCTGACTTAAACCGTTATTTGCTGCTCGTGTTAAATCATATGATAAAGTTAAAATAGTTCCAGAAACTGCAGAACCTGTTTGGTTAAATAAAATATCTGCTATATTTTGTACATCTCCAAAATCTGCTAAATTACTATAACCATCTGGAAATTCAGTTTCATATCCCAAAGCTTGCCATTGTCTACCATATGTACTTTCACTACCATATCCATTTATAATTTCTCTATCATTTTTATTATTATTTCTGTTTTCACTTGCAGTAAGTATATTGCCATATGTATTTGTTCCATCACCTTGATTTGCAGTAAAAGTTCTTTTTTCTGTAACACCAGATACACCTAATATATAACTTTCAATTGTATTATCGTATGTAGGGGTAAAAGACATCTTTTTAAATTATTCTATCTAATCTAAATATAAAAATTATTTTAATTATAGTTAAAATAAAAAAAAATGATTATTTTTATTTTAAATATAATTAATATTAAATTATGAAGTCATATATTTCTGCTGAATATTACAAGAAATCAATTGAAGATGATTGTATTAAAATTCCAAAAAAATATAAATATAATGCAAAAGATAAATCACATCCACAAAATCAAAGATATCTTTATTTAAGAAATAAAGATTCAATTCATTCACACAAAAATATGAGAAAACAAAGTAAAGATTATAAAGATTTTGTACAAAATCTATTAGATTATCAAGATAGATTTTAAAATATATAATTAAATAATAGATATATATGAAAGAAGAATATATAGGAGAAGGAACATATGGTTGTGTTTTTAAAAATCCAAAAAAATGTGATATAGAAATATCTATAAAAAATACAATAGTTAAAATATTTTTAAAAAAAGAAACATATGATGAAGAATTAATAAATCAAAAACAAATTGAAAAAATTTTCAATAAAAATAAAAATATAATAGTTTCTCGTATTTCTAATTGTGAAAAAAAATTATGTGAATATGATAAAGAAGTATATAATAAATGTACATTAATAAATAATGATTTTTTTATTTCCGATAATCAAATTATATATCAAATAATTTATGAATATGGAGGCATTGATTTAATTCATACTATATTTAAAACAAAAATTAAATTTAAAAATTTATTTAAATCTTTTAAAAATGTATTTGAAGGATTAGATATTTTATCTAAAAAACAATATGTACATCATGATGTTAGATTACCGAATATTTTATATAACACAAAAACAAAACAAATGAAAATAATAGATTTTGGTTTTTTAGTTAATAAAAAGGATGTATTAAGTAATAATTATAATTTTTCATTTGCATATAATCAATCACATCATAATTATATACCAGAATTAAATAAAGAAAATTTTATTAAATTTTATAATCATATTATACATGATATTATAGAAAATAATTATCAAAATGTTAGAAATAAAAATAATATAAAAAAATTACAAGATATTATTACTTTAATGCATAATATGTATAAATCATATATAAAATTTTATAATATAGAACAAAAATTTGATATAAAAAAAATAGATATTTATATGTTAGGTGTATCTATATTAGAATTATATACTTGGAAAATTATATTAAATAGAGCTGATATAAATCATAATAAACATTTAATTGTTTTAAATTTTTTAACTAAATTAATAGAGATTAATGTTAAAAAAAGATATAATGCTGCAAAAGCACATAAAGAATATATGAAAATTATTAAATTAATTTAAAAAAAAATAACACCCCCTGAGAGGATTGAACTCTCAACCTTTGGCTTAGAAGGCCAACGCTCTATCCAATTGAGCTAAGGGGGCTTTTATATAAATAAAATTCTTTTTAATTTTATTTATTTTTTTTGTGTTTTTTTATTTTACTTATCTACTATATTATAATCTTGCTGCATGTAAATTATACAATTTACTTTATAAATCTCGCTTTAAATTGCTGGATGTAAATTATACAATTTACTTCGTAATAAAGAGAATTTAATCATTATAAATTGCTGGATGTAAATTATACAATTTACTTTATAAATCTTATTTTAATTGCTGGATGTAAATTATACAATTTACTTTATATAATATAGAGAATCTTTTTTTTCTCAAAAAAATAATTTTGCTCTCTGGGAGACTTGAACTCCCAATCTTTGGCTCATAAGACCAACGCTTTAACCAATTAAGCTAAAAGAGCGGTGATAATTCACATATATATATATATTTTAATCTTTATATACTTTTATTTTTTATAAAAAAATAATCATTTTTTTTTATAATTTAGTATTAACTAATAATAAATTTTTAAACTAAATTATATCATTCGATTTTAGTATATTTATATCATATTCTATTTTTTCATCTTTTTTTAATTTCCCTAACATTTCTATATAATTATTTCCTAATATTTCATTTCCTGATGGAAATATACTTCCTTTTATTTTATTTTTCATTAATTTATCTATTGATATAGTTTCATTCTCTTCATATCCCTCCCCAAAAAAACATTCTTTTACTGATTTACCCATCTCTTTACAATTTTTTAATGATTTAAACATATCTACTGGTTGTGCTGTATCTTTATAATATACCTCAAATGTTTTTTCATTTGAATTTTTTGTTAGACATGAAGAAACTAATATATCTGCTAAATCTATTCTTGATATCATTCCACTTTTTGATATCCCTTGATTAAATTCTATTTCTTCTGCTCCTCTTTTTTCACCTGGTGTTAATAAACCTGGTCTTACTATTGTATAACTTAAATCCTTATTATCTATTTTTTCATACATTAACTTTATTCTTTCTTCTCCTTCTTGTTTATCATAACATGCTTTACAATCTGTTTCTCCTTTATCTGTTACTTCTCCACCATATTCAACTTTATTTTTAAGTTGACATTTTGCACATATTGATGATACTATTACTAATTTTTTTACTTTATTTTTAATTACTTCATTTGCTACATTTACTAAACCTATATCTTCAACATGATTACTTTCTTCTACATATTTATTTTCTATATCATTCATATTATAATAATTTTTTTTATTAAAATAATTTATATTTTTTAAATCTACACCTGGTATTGGTCTAGCTGATACCTTTGGTTTAGATGCTGCACAATATATTACTGCATCAACATCTTTTAATATATTTGTTAATGTTTCTGGTTTTAATACATCTGCTATAATTGATTTTAAATTATTTTTTTTTTCTATATTTTCTATTACCAATGTATCTCTACCTGCATTTTCTCTATTAACTATTTTTACTGGTCTTCTTGTTATTGCTAATACTTCAATATCTTTTTCTATTAAATTTCTTACTGTATCCCCACCTGTATATCCAGATGCTCCAAATACAGCAACTTTTTTTATATCACTTTTTATTTCTTGACTATTACTTATTTTTGGTAATAATAAATATGATGCTGTTGTTAAAAATATACTATCTCTTCTTGATATATTATTACTAAATCTTGCTTTAATATTTTGTAATTTATTTATTTCCACTACTCTTTTATTTGATTTTTTTAAATTTAATATTTTTGTATTTACTAAATATGAATCTACTGAATTTAAATATAAATATATACATATAAATGATTTTATAAATTTATTCATTATTATATATTAATATATAACTATATTATATTTTTTATATATTTTAATTTTTTGTTATATTTAATATTAAAAATTTTGTGGAACTATCCACTTTTTTTAAATTATATTTTTTTAATTTATCTATTATATCCTCATTTATTTTTTCTTTTAATATTTCTAATAATTCTAATAAATAATCTATTAAATATTTATATTCATTATTATTTAATCCTTTATCTATTTCATCATATATATCATTTGATAAATTATTACATATATCATCATACATATTATTATTATCTTTATATAAAAAATATAATATTTTTAACATATTTAATTGATTATTTTTCCATTTTATATAATCACAATAATCATCATAATATTCATTTTCTAATATATTTTTTTCTTTTATTAAACTATATGGATACCAAGTCTTTTTTTCTACATAATTTTTAATATAATTATATACAACATTTTTATCATATTTTTCAAATATTTTTAATATTTTTAAATATAATACATCATATTTTTTCCCTATATAATTTATTACTATATCAATTAAATCTAAATTATTTTTATTTATTATTTGATTTATTTTATTTGTTATTATTTCTTCATTTGTTGTTGTTATTTTATTTAATAACCCTATTAATAATTTATTATCTTTATTATTATTATTTGGTGGTGTAAATATATGTAATTTATGTTTAAAATTATTATTATTATTATTTTTCATATTTTTATATCTCTTCTTTTCCCATACACTTTTTGGATCATATTTTAAATTAAAACAATTATAATTACTTACTATTTCATTATATTTTAATTGTATATTATTTGGTATTGTATTTTTATTTTCTCTATATTTTTTTAATTCTTCTTTAAATATTTGTAAATCTATTTTAATTATTTCATATTCATCTTCATTATCTTCTATTATATTCATATATATTTAGTAAATATTATTATTTAATCTTTTATACCTAATTTAATAATAAATTAATATAATTAATATAATTAATATAAAGAATATACTATTATTTATTATTATTTATTTATTATTTTATTTATTTTATATTTATGAATTATAATTCTATTTTTTTTAATAAAATTAATAATTATTTTCAACTTTACTCTATTTATCGTACTATTATTATTGTATATAATGATTATTATGCTAATAATATTTATAATTTTTTATTATTTAATGATTATTCTCCTATTATTATTAATGATACTAAAACTATATGTAATATAAATTTTGATAAACTAGAACAAAGAGTTATTATTATAAATTATTATTTATTTTATTATTTGATTTTTCATTTATTTAATAATAATTTATTACATAATTTTAATTTTATTATTTTTTATAATATTAATTATAAAATTAAATCTTTATTATTAAATTTTTATAATTTTATATATAAATTTAATAATACTATTTTTTTATAATTATTTTTTCTTTATTATTATTAGAAATATATATAATAATGTCTAAAAAATCTAATAATGATTTTTTTGATAATACTACTACTATTGTACTTCTAGGTATTCTTATTATTTTAATCGGTATTGCTATTTACATGTTTGTTCTTGATTCTCCACCTTTAATAGATAATTTCTCTAACAATAATGGTTATAAATTAGAATTTTTTTCTATGGATGGTTGTGGACACTGTGAAGATTTTAAACCTATTTGGCATAATATTGAAAAAAATCTTCAAGGATATACTTTACATATAGGTCCTAATAATCCTAATTATCATAATCTTGTTGAAAAATTTAATATTGGTGGTTTCCCTCATATTCAAATTGTTGATAAAAATAATATTAAAATATCAGAATGGTCAGGACCTCGTGAAGTTTCTTCTATAGTTAATTGGTTTAAAAAAACTGCTAATTTATAAAAATTTATTTAAAAATTTATTATATTTATTTTATTATGTCTAATTCTTCTAATTTTACTTCTGATTCTTCTCCTGATTTAAACGAAATTAAAATATCTCCTAATAAATATCTTATTATCTCTAAATCTAATTGTATTTATTGTGATAAATCTAAAGATTTATTAACTTCATATAATATTGATTTTGATACTATTAATTGTGATAAATTTTTAACTTCTATTAAAAATAAAAATAAATTTCTTGATTATATGACTGATTTAATTGGTTATGAATATGCTACTATGCCTATGATTTTTTTTGATAAAGATTTTATAGGTGGTTTTTCAGAATTAGAAAAATCAGTTTCTTTAACTAAATAATATGTTTTTTATTTATTTTTTTTTATATTATAATTTAATAAAATGCCTCCACAAATTTCTCTAGATTCTTTATATCAGTATAAAAATAATAAAGATAAAAAAAAAACTTATATTTTTGATGAAATTATTTTAAAATGTCACGATAAAATTAAAAAAATTGCTATTCAAGGTGGTCAATGTATATTTTTTGAAATCCCTTATGTCATTATCGGTAAACCATTATATAATATTTTTGATTGTATTGATTATATTGTTAAAGCTTTAAAAAAAAATGGTTTATTTGTTAGTATTTTAGCTCCCCCTAATAATAATATTTTATATATCTCATGGAATCCTAATGATACAAATAAAAGAAAAAGATTAACATAAATAAGATTTATAAAAAACTGATTCTTTTTATATTTATTTATTTTATCCTATTATTATGCTTGATAATATTACTTATTCTATCAAAAAAACTTGTCTTGATAATTCTAAAAATATTAATAATTTAATTTATATTATTGATTTCCTTCAAAATTTAAATTCTGAATTAAAATTAAATTATTCTCATAGAATTAATAATAATTATTATAATTATTCTATTAATAATTTAGATTCTCTTTGTATTTATAATATTGTTAAATTTCTTAATTCTGATTTTATTTCTATTATTAATTTCGCTTCCACTTCTAAAAATTTCTATAATGAATTATATCATTTTATATTATTTTCTAATTCTATTATTATTAATAATTTTAATAAATATAACACTTTAGGTTTTAAATTCTCTATTGAAAATAGTTTTTATACTATTAATCATTTAAAATTACTTTGTGATAACATCTTTAATCATTCTATTCCTGTTCCTACAGACCATTCTCTTATTAATTATAAATCTATTAATTGTACTACTAAATTATTTGAAAATATTTTCTCTAAATATAAAATTACTGGTAATATTTATGCTATTAGCGATTCTGTTCGTAATAATAATAATATTTTATTTAATTTCTATTATAATTTATTTAAATTAAAATATCAAGATGATAAAGAACTTTATGGTAATAATGTTGAATTATATACTTTATTTAAATTATTTGATTATTCCAGTATTAATTATATTTATTATGATTATAAAAATAATGATGTTATCGATACTTATTTACCTTCTAAAAATCAATATTCTAATAATTTTAATCTTTATTTAAATATTTATAAATCTGATAATTCTATTCGTATTTTTAAATGTAATTTTGATTTATTCTCTATATTTTATTCTATTAAAATTAAAAAATTTCAACTTCTTATTGATATTTTAAATACTTTTGAATTTAAAAAAATTACTAAAAAAAGAAAACTTAATTTTGAACGCATTAAATTAGTTAATAATATTATTTATAGTATTTTAAATAAATCAGTTTATTATTCTAATATTCTTTCTAGAGTTATTGTTCTTATTGCTATTAAATTTCTTAATTATATTTTATCTGATAATAAAAATACTTCTATTATTATTAATAATATTACTACACCTATTTTAAATAATATTTATTATGATGTTAACAATTATTTTAATAATTTTAATCAAATTAGACCTAATTATTTAAATAAATATTTATTTGATCAATATTTTGATAATTTAATTATTTTTAATAAATATATTCAATTCTAAAAAAAAATGATTATATTTATTCTCTATTTTTATTATAATGATTAACGTTTACACTGATGGTGCTTGTTCTAATAATGGTAAACCTAATGCTTTAAGTGGTTACGGTATTTATTTTGCTGATAATGACCATCGTAATGTATCTCAAAAAATTGATGGTAATAAACATACTAATAATATTGCTGAATTAACTGCTTTTATTAAAGTTTTTGATATTCTCAATGATGATATTATTAAAGGTGAACAAATTAATATTTATACTGATTCTGAATATGTTATTAAATGTGCTTCATCTTATGGTGATAAATTATCTAAAAATAATTGGAAAACTTCTAATGATAAAAATCCTCCTAATCTTGAATTAGTTAAAAAAGCACACCAATTATATAAAAATTTATTTAATGTTAAATTAATTCATATTTCTGCACATACTAATAAAGATGATATTCATTCTATTGGTAATGAAAATGCTGATAAATTAGCCAATTTAGCTATCGGTGTTGATATATGTCCTTATAATAATAACAATAAAAATTATATTAATATTTCTTATTTTAATAAAGATATTGCTAAAAATTTAGGTGCTAAATGGGATAATAATAAAAAATCTTGGTATTATGATAATACCGTTTCTGATGAAAATATTATTAATTTAAAAAATTTAGAATCTAATAATAATAAATCTTTTACATCTGATGTATCATCTTCTACTAATGATACTAATAAAAATTATATTAATATCTCTTTTAATAAAAAAAATATTGCTAAATCTTATGGTGCTAAATGGGATAATAATAAAAAATCTTGGTATTATTTAGATTCTTTATCTACTGAAAATATTGATAAATTAAAAGATTTACAATTATAATTTTATGCTCTTAAATGTAATCCACCATCTACTGGTATACTTAATCCTGTTATATATTTACCTTCTTTTGAACATAAAAATCCTACTATTTCACCTATATCTCTTGGTAATATTTCACCCATTGGTTGCATTTTTGTTATAATATCATATGCATTATTTCCTGTTTTATTTTTTATATTATCCCACGCTTCTGTTTTGATTGCACCTGGTACTAATACATTACAATTTATATTTTTTTTTGCTGATTCTAATGCTATCAATCTCATTGAATATTCCATTATTGTTTTTCCTATTCCTGGTAATGCATATCCTGATTGTGGATTATACATTAAATTACATCCTGGTGATGATATTCCTATTAATGAACCACTATTTTTCATTCTATGTAATCCTCTCTCACAAATATCTATATATGCATCTCCATATAATTTTTGATAATATTTTAATCTTCTAAATTTATTATTATTATAATTTGCTTCTAGTCCATCTCCTAATATTAATAATTCTCTATTTAAATTCTCACAATTTTCTGATGTTACTCCTATATATTGTCCTGCATTATTTATTATCGCACTTAATTCATAATTTTTACCATATCTATTATCATATACATCATATATTAAATCTCTTGTCACTTTTTTTGATAAATCTCCTCCTACTAATGTAACACTTATATTATATCTCTTTTCTAAATTTTTTTTACTTATTAATGCTATTTCTCTATTTGTATTATATGTTAATAATAAATTATATCCTCTTTTCCCTAATGAATTTGATATTCCATATCCTATTCCTCTTGTTCCTCCTGTAATTATTGCTACTTTTTCTATTATATTACAATAACTTATATAAAATAAACTTTTTAATATTATTAATTTTATTAATTTCATTTTATATTTATATTTTTTTATTCTTATATTAATTAAAATAGTACATTTCTTAATTTATTTTTAAATTTTAAAATCATTTTATATAAATTAAAATAAATTAAGAAATGTACTATTTTTATATAAAAAATTGATTTTTTTTTATTTATATATTATTAAATGTCTAAAAATGAATTAGGTCAGTTTTATACTACTAATTATAAATATATATTATCTAATATGTTTATTCCTAATAATATTAAAAATATTATTGAACCTTTTGCTGGTAAAGGCAACCTTTTAGATTTTATTAATAATAAAGAAAAATATAATATAGAATTGTATGATATTGATCCTAAATATGAAAATACAATTAAAAAAGATACTTTAAAATTTCCACCATCTTATAAAGATAAATTTATATTAACTAATCCTCCTTATCTAGCTAGAAATAAAAGTAAAAATAAAGAACTATATGATTTATATAATACTAATGATTTATATAAATGTTTTATAATTAATTTAATTAATGATGAATGTTTAGGTGGTATTATTATTATTCCTCTTAATTTTATATCATCTGTTAGAAAATCTGATATTAATTTACGAAAAAAATTTATAAATAAATATTCTATTAAAATTATTAATATTTTTGAAGAACAAGTTTTTGATGATACTACATATACAATTTGTTCATTATATTTTACAAAAAAAGAAATTAATAATTTAACAACTATTAATATTTATCCAAATTTTAAAACATTTACTATTGAATTTACAAATTATAATAATTATACTATTGGTGGTGAAATATATAATTTACCATTAAATAATGATTATAAAATTTATAGAGCTACTAATAAAAATAAAAATAATATTACAAATATATTATTAAAATGTATTGATGATAATGAAAATAGTAAATTAGGATTTAAAGTAGTTGAAAATGATAAAATATTTATTGATAATACACCTAATTTATCTGCTAGAAGTTATGCTACACTTTGTATAAATAAAAATTTAACAATTAATAACCAAATAATATTAGTTGAAAAAATGAATAATTATATAAATAATTTAAGACAAAAATATAATTCATTATTTTTAACAAATTATAGAGAAAGTAATACTATTGCTAGAAAAAGGATTTCATTTGATTTAGCATTTAATATTTGTAATTATATACTAAATAATAATTTTGAATTATGAAAACTTAAAAAGCACGATTTTTACAAATTTTATTGTTTTTTTATTTAATTTTTTTATTACTATTATGTTATTATTTTTTTATTTTTAAAATAAGAAAAATAAACAATTTTTTTAATTTTCTATAAAAATTTGGACCTTTAATTTTTTTACTCAAATGAGTGAGTAAAAATATCATTTTTCTGTTAATATTTTATATATTTAAAACTTTATTTTATTACTATATTACGATATACTCATTTTTTTCTCAATTATTATGTAAAATAAAAAATATTTAAATTATTAATTTTCAATATATTTTATTTCAAATGTTATTAAAATGCTAATAATAAATATAAAAATAATGAAAATAAAGGTTATAATTTAAATGGACAAAATGTAAGCCCAAACGGACAAAATGTAAGCCCAAACTGACAAAATGTAAGCCCAAACGGACAAAATGTAAGCCCAAACGGACAAAATGTAAACCTAAACCAAAATATTTGTAAAAAGTGTAATAAAAATTATAATAATAAAAAAGTACATTTCATAAAAAATTTTAAAATTTTAAAATAATTTTATAAAAATAAAAATAAATTAAGAAATGTACTTTTTTATATAAATAAAAAATATTATTTATATAATTATGAAAGATTATAATAAAATATTAAATAATTATAAAGAATATTATAATAATAAAGATTTAAAAATACTTTATAAAGAAAAAAAATATTTATATGATTTATATAATTTTATTAATTATATTGTAAATAAAGTTAAAAATAGAAAAGATTTATTAATTAACATTTTAAATTTAGATTATAAAAATATAGAAACTTTAATAACTAATAATAAATATATTGATATTATTAATAATTATCATAATTTATATTGTATTAATAAAAATACAATTGATGATATTACTATAAAATATTTTGAATGTATATTTGAATATAATAAAAATATAAAATATTTAAGAAAATATTTTAAAAAATATTTACCAAAAAGAAATTATAATATTGATAATGAAAATTTAAAAATATTAGAAGACTTTGAAGAAAAATTAACATTAAATACTAATTTTGAAAATATAGATATGATTTTAATTAAAAATCAAATTATTATAGTTATGAAAATAATTTGTAATAAATATTATAATTGTTTAATTATTTAAAAAAAGTACATTTCTTAATTTATTTTTATTTTTATAAATTTATTTTAAAATTTTAAAATTTTTAATGAAATGTACTTTTTTTAATCATAACCATAATCCAATATATATTTAGTTAACTTTGTTTTACTATTAATAATTAATTCTTTAACTTTATTAATTTCTAATCTATATTGATCAATAGGTTGTTTTAGTATAGCATAATTAAATAAAATTGCTAATATCTCATCATATTTATCTAATTCCATATTTGTACATATTTTATCTTTATAATCTTCTCCAAATTTATGTACTTTATTTGCTTTTTCTTTAACTAATTCTTCAGCTAAAATATTTAAATCTTTTAACATTAGTTTATCATTTATTTTAATTTTAGCTAAAGTTTTATTTTCATATTGTATATTATTATTTTCAGGAAAATTATCATTAAAATGTATTTCTTCTGTTAATAAACTTGGACAAGTATAATTTTTTTTAAAAAAACTTAACATTTTATCATAAGTTACATAATCTAATCTTTCTTCTTTATAATTATTAATAATAATATTATTTGTTATATTATTATTATTATTATTAGTTGTATTATTACTATTAGTTATATTATTATTATTATTAGTATTATTATTAGTAATATTATTTTGTGTATCTATATTTTGCGTATCTATATTTTGTGGATTTGGTTTTCTAGCATGTATTATACTTCTTGCTTCACAATTATCTTTTTTCATATGTTTTGATTTTGCTTGTCTTGTAGTAAAACTTATCATACATCTAGGACAAGTTAAATCATCTACACCTTTACATTTTTTTTCATGTATTAATAAATTTTTTTTTGTCAT